AGGAGAAATTAAAGGTAAAACTGCAGCTGGAGGTAAAATAGGTGGCGGTTTGGTAATCAGAGCTGCAATTGAATCTGGAATACCTCAAAGTAAATTATTAACTCCACAACAATTTGCTTCAGAAATAACAAAACCAAAAGAAGAAACATTCAAAAAATTTGCTATGATGTTCAAAGATTTATCAGGTTCAAAAGATAAAATAGAAAACTTAATTTTAGAAGCAAAAAAAAATCAAAGACAAGATAAAACTTGGTGGTTAACTAAATTTATTGGTGTAAATTATTGTTATACCATAATGAAAAATAATAAATCTGATGAAGTAACCAAATGGATATACGAATATGGTTCTTCGCAAACTAAAAATAGTAGCATTTTTATAAAGTATAGCGCATAAAATGAATTTTACAGAATACCTAGAAGAATCTAAAGAAGGCAAGAATGTTCATCTTGAACACATTGAAGATGAAGTTCTTAATCGTGGTGTGGCCGGCACTCGTGATTCAATTAATTTTCTCCGTTCACTACGAGATATGTTGGCAGGCCATGCTGAATCAAAAGTAAATGTCACCACAAAATGGGACGGTGCACCTGCTGTATTTGCTGGTATCAATCCAAAAAATGGTAAATTCTTTGTAGGCACTAAAGGTGTTTTTGCAAAGAATGCTAAACTAAATTATACAGATAAAGATATTGACGCAAATCATCCAGCTGAAGGTCTTAATAAGAAACTTAAAGTTGCATTAAGATATTTACCAAAACTTGGCATCAAAGGTGTTTTACAAGGTGACATGATGTTCACTAAAGGTGATTTGAAAAACGAAATCATTGATGGTGTAGATTACATTACATTTCAACCAAATACAATCGTGTATGCTGTTCCTGTTGATTCTAAATTAGCACAGATGATGATGGCTGCACAAATAGGTGTGGTATTTCATACTTCATATACAGGTAAAGCATTAGAAGATATGAAGGCCTCATTTAACATTGACATCAACAATTTAGCAACGACTAAAGATATTTGGTTCCGTGATGCTTCTTTTGTAGATGCTTCCGGTACGGCTACATTTACAGAACAAGAAACAAAACAAATTACAAATATTTTATCTGATATTGGTAATCTATTCAGAGGAATTAATCCTGTGGTGCTAAATAGAATAGCCACAACAGATATTATCAGAACACAAATTAAAACATTTAATAATTCTAAAGTTCGTGCAGGTCAAGTCATTGGTGATACATTTAAACATGTTCGTGAATTAACTCGTTTTATTGAAGATAAGTTAAATAAAGAAATACTTGCAGCTAAATTAGATAAAACTAAACAGAAAAGAATCGCTGAGAAATCAGAATTGATGAGGTTCTATCGTAATAATGCAACAGAATTAAAAAAGATATTTGATATTCAAAATGGTTTAGTTGAATCTAAATCAATGATTGTTAAAAAGTTACAACAAATTCGTCAGGTCACAGGAACATTTCTAAAAACGGATAATGGTTTCAAGATTACAAACGCAGAAGGTTTTGTGGCCGTGGATAAACTAAAAGGTAATGCAGTTAAATTGGTTGACCGATTAGAATTTAGTCAAGCTAATTTCAACGCACAGAAAGCATGGGACAAATAAAATGGCATACGACTTAAACAAAATACTTTTAGAATATGGTGATAACGATTTCGGTTTTACGGCTGTAGATGAAACGGAATACAATGCAGTCATCGCACAAAAAGACGAAACAGTTGAAGAATATAAATCAAGGCTTCAACAAGTAGAAAAGATTGTAATGCCTCTTTTAATTAATTTATTGAAGACAGCCGACCAACCAATCATCAAATGGCCTAATCGTAAACCTATTTTAGAAGCACAGATTCAAAAGATAGTTACACTTACAAGAGATTAAGATGAAATCATTCTACGGTTTTATTACTGAAGAATTCAAAGATGGTGGTTTAACCATATTTGATATAGATGATACATTGTTCAAAACAACGGCTCGTGTCACGGTCAAAAAAAGTAATAGGGTTGTAAAGAGATTAGACCCACACACCTTTAACACCTATGATTTGAAACCTGGTGAAGAATTTGATTTCAAAGAGTTTCGTGATGCTGAAAAGTTTTACAATGAATCTAAACCTATTAAAGGTATGATGGCCAAAGCCAAAGCGATTCTAAAGAACGCATTGAAAAGTGAATTAAGTCGTGTCATCATTGTAACAGCACGAGATGACTTTGATGACCGTGAGAAGTTTTTAGATACATTCCGTAAATATGGTTTTGATATTGACCGTGTTCGTGTAGAACGAGCTGGTAAGATTAAAGATATTCGTAGCACAGCTATTTCAAAGATGGTCATTATCCGTAACTATCTAAATACCAAGCAGTTTTCAAGAGCAAGGTTGTTTGATGATTCAATTGAAAATCTAAAAGCATTCCTACATCTACAAAAAGAATTTGAAGATATTAAGTTTGAAGCCTATTTTGTTAAAGAAGATGGCACAATAAGGACAGTTAAGTAATGTTAAAACAAGTCAATGGTCGCTGGGCGTTAGTGTCAAAGAAGACACAGAAACCTTTAGCTTATTATAAGGGTGAAGGCAAACCATCTGACGAATGGGTTGCTAAACAAGAAAGAAGAATTCAATTCTTTAAGCATGGCATGGGTGAGGCTGTAAGTCCTGATATTTTACCTAAATCAGGTGCAGGACAAGATGGCACAGATACATTATTAAAATCGTATCAGAGAGATACTCCCGGTCAATCTAAAATTATAGGATTCAAGCAATACCGCAAGACTAAATAAAATATATTATTGGAGTTATTATGAAAGATATAGTGGTTGGTTGTATTACTGGTTATGATTTTGAGAAAATAAAACCTTGGGTTAATTCATTAGACACCTGTGGTTTTACTGGCACCAAAGCCATGATTTGTTATAATGTTGATTACGAAACAACTGAAGAATTAGTTAAGCGTGGTTACACCATTTTTGCATTTAAGAAAAATGATGAAGCTAAAAGATTTGAATATAAAGATAATTTCTCCATCGTTGTTGAACGATTCTACCATCTCTGGTATTTCTTAAAAGGCCTCAAAGGACAATATCGTAACATCATTACAACCGATGTTAAAGATGTGGTCTTTCAAACAAACCCATCCTTATTTTTAGAACGAGTTATCAAAGACGGCAAAAAGATTAATGTTGCCTGCGAATCTATTCATTATAAAGATGAAGATTGGGGTGATAACAACTTATTGAAATCTTTTGGTCCGCTAATACACGAACACAATCGTAACAACCTTATCTACAATGCAGGCACAATCTCTGGTGATTTTGACACTATGATTGACGCCTTTCTAAACATCTATCTATTATGTAACGGTTCAAACCCATTTATTGAAGGTGGTGGTGGACCAGACCAAGCTGCACTCAATGTTTTATTACAATTAGAACCATATAAATCAATCACTAATTTTGCCATGAGTGAAGATGGTTATGCCGCTCAATTAGGCACAACGGGCCCACAAATACAAGGTAAATATGGTGCTAGGGTGGTTGAAAAATGTCCAATTTTAGTAGATAATATGGTTTGCACTAGCAACGGACAGGTATTCTCCTTGGTTCACCAATATGATAGAGTACCTGAATGGAAAGAATTGATTGAGAAAAAATATGCGTAACATTATCTTTGTACCTGTAGGCCAAGAACTATCATTCCATGAAGCGTATGATAAGAACAATCATTGGCGTTACACTAAATCTAACAGAGATTATGAGGTTATTGCTTATCAATATAAAGATTTTGATATTGAACCAGACACTTATGATTATTTGGTTAAAGATGTTGGTTTCAAATGGGATTTAGCAAAACATTTCCTTGATACTTTTGATTGGCGAGATTATAACTATATTGGTTTTTGGGACGATGATTTAGTAACCGATATTCAGAGTGTAAATCGTGGTTTAGAACTAGCTGAAAAGAATGATATGAAGTTATTTCAGTTGTCAACACTTGCTGGTTCAGCATCTTCTCATGCGGTGCTTCATCAAAATAAAGAATGGGTTTATAGTAGAACAAATTTTATTGAAGGCATGGCACCATTCTTTCACACTTCAATGATACCAATTCTATTAGATTTTTGGGAGTATCATAAAGTTTACAGCGGCTGGGGATTTGATATGATATTCTCATCTATCTGCCGTGAAAAGGCTGGAGTAATACATGAAGTTTCAATGTATCATCCAGATAGACCAAGTAATTACGATAAACACAAAGCCTTTCTTGAAATGGAAGAAATACTCAACAAAGTTTATCCTAAATTTATGCAAGACAAATATGGCACACCTGACAAAAAAGATATTGATTGGTCAGGTGCTCAAAGACACGAAGTTGTATATGAATTTACACTAAAGGGTTAAAAATGGATGTTATTAATATAAGTAAAATTATCAAACCAAAAAAAGAATATGTGGTAGATAATCAAATCAGAGGTCGTAGTTATTCAAGTAATCATGCTAAACTTCTCAAACACATGGACCGCTTGATTGATTTACAAGAAGGTAAACGCCCAAGACCTGTGATGTTTCATATGTCACCATGTAACCCATGTAATCTAACATGTTCATTCTGTTGTTTTGCCAACCGTGCTATGAAAGAAATGCTTACAGTTGAACAAATGAAATCAGCTATTGACCAGTTTGTCGCTCTTGGTGCTACAGGTATGGAATTTACTGGCGGTGGTGAACCAACATTACACCCAAAATTAGATGAAGTCATTGAATACGCTTACAATAAGGGTTTGAAAATTGGTATTTGTACCAACGGTTCAATGTTAAAGAAAGTTAAAAACTGGCACATGATGTCATGGGTTCGCTTAGGCATGTATTCATGGGACGAAAAGAAACCATACCCATATCACCTTGAAGTGTTTGAAGGGTTAGATATTGAAATCTCAGCTGCCTATGTTTGGGACGGTGCGATGGATACATCTACAAATC